AGACCAGATAACATATTAAATAACTGGAGAGTTACAAAAACATGTTTAAGACTAGGTTCTAGAATTATTGGTAAGTGTATGATGGGTTCAACATCAAACGCTTTAGACAAAGGAGGTTCTAATTTTAAAAAATTATATAATAACTCTAATGTTTTAAAAAGAAACAAAAACGGTCAAACAGCATCAGGCTTGTATTCTTTATTTATTCCGATGGAGTGGAATTACGAAGGTTTTATAGATGAGTTTGGGCACCCTGTATTTAATACACCTAAAGAAGTTGTAACAGGTCCATTAGGAGACATTATAGATGTCGGAGTTATAGAACACTGGGATAATGAGGCTGAAGGATTAAAAGGCGACCAGGATGCTTTAAATGAATTCTACAGACAATTTCCACGCACAGAAGAACATGCTTTTAGAGACGAAGCTAAGAATAGTATATTTAATTTAGCAAAAATATATGAGCAAATAGATTATAACGAAGATTTAAGTAATACCAATGTATTAACAACCGGTAGTTTTCAATGGGCTAACGGTATAAAAGATTCAACAGTTATATTCACACCTAATCCCAATGGAAGATTCAAAATTTCTTGGGTGCCTGGAGCAGCTTTACAAAATAGACAAATTGTTAATAAAGGTTTAAAGAGCCCAGGTAATGAACATATGGGGGCTTTCGGCTGTGATAGCTACGATATATCAGGTACAACGGATGGTCATGGTTCAAAAGGAGCTTTGCACGGTTTGACTAAGTTTAGTATGGAAGATGCTCCCGCAAATACATTTTTTTTAGAATATATTGCACGACCTCAAACCGCTGAAATATTTTTTGAAGACGTATTAATGGCTTGCATATTTTACGGAATGCCAATATTAGCAGAAAATAATAAACCTAGATTATTATATTATTTTAAAAGAAGAGGTTATAGAGGTTACTCTATGAATAGACCTGATAAGATTTGGAATAAGTTATCGGTTACGGAAAAAGAAATTGGCGGAATGCCTAACTCTAGTGAAGATATAAAACAAGCACACGCTGCAGCTATAGAAACATATATAGATAGACATGTTGGTTTACAAGAGGACGGACAATACGGTGCAATGTATTTTAACACTACTCTTAATGATTGGGCTGGATTTGATATAAATAAAAGAACAAAGTTTGATGCCGCAATAAGTTCAGGGCTAGCTATAATGGCTTGTAACAGACACTTATATCACCCGAGGCCTAATGTAGAAAAAAATAAAATAAGTTTAAAAATAGCTAAATACACTAATTCTGGTGGATTTTCAAAATTAATAGAAAAATAAAAATATGGCTGAGTCAGTTATAACAAGTTATTTTCCAAGTCAAATAGCTAGTGATCAAGAAAAGCAATCACTAGAATACGGAACAACAGTTGGTAGAGCTATCGAGAGAGAGTGGTTTAATAATGACAATGGCAATAGCCGTTTTAAAAGTAATCAAGTATCTTTTCATAATCTAAGGCTGTATGCTAGAGGAGAACAGAGTATTCAAAAATACAAAGATGAGTTATCTATAAACGGTGATTTATCTTATTTAAACTTAGATTGGAAACCAGTGCCTATTATACCTAAGTTTGTAGATATAGTTGTTAATGGTATTTCAGATAGACAATTTGATATAAAAGCATATTCACAAGATCCTTATGGAGTAAACAAAAGGACTAAGTATATGGAGTCTCTTATTAGAGATATGCAAACTAAAGAATTAAATGAATTCGCAGAAGCCGAATTTGGAGTTAACTTATTCGAAAATAATCCAGAGACATTACCTAAAAACAAAGAAGAGCTAGATGTGCATATGCAGCTTAGCTACAAGCAACAAGTTGAGTTAGCTGAAGAGCAAGCTTTAAACGTATTGTTAGATGGTAATAAGTATGATCTTATAAAAAGAAGATGCAACTATGATATAACTACGATAGGTATAGGTGCTGTAAAAAATACTTTTACAAAAGCAGAAGGAGCTAAGGTAGAATATGTAGACCCGGTTAATTTAGTTTGGTCCTATACTGATTCACCTTATTTTGACGATATATATTACGTAGGAGAAGTTAAGTCGGTTCACTTAAACGAGCTTAAGAAAGAATTCCCTTGGTTAACAAATGATGATTTAAAAGAAATTGCAGGTCAATCGGTAAGTAATAGTGGTTTTTATAATAGAACTATAAATAACAACGACGAAGACGATTCTAACACTGTTCAAGTACTATACTTTAATTACAAGACTTTCACAAACGAAGTATATAAAGTAAAAGAAACAGCTACTGGGGCTTCTAAAATAATACCTAAAACAGATGAGTTCAATCCTCCTGAAGAAATGTATGAGGAATATGGTATATCAAAATTATCTCAGTCATTAGAAGTACTATATGAGGGTGTAAAAATTGTAGGTGGTAAAACTCTTAAATGGGAGCTTGCAAAAAATATGATACGCCCTAAGAGTGATTATACTAAGACTAAAATGAATTATAGTATTGTTGCACCTAGAATGTATAAAGGTAGAATAGAAAGCATCGTTTCACGTATAACAGGTTTTGCGGATATGATTCAGTTAACACATTTAAAATTACAGCAAGTAATGTCTAGAATGGTTCCTGACGGTGTTTATCTTGATGCAGATGGTTTAGCTGAAGTTGATTTAGGTAACGGTACGAATTACAATCCGCAAGAAGCGTTGAATATGTTTTTTCAAACAGGTTCTGTAATTGGTAGGTCATTTACACAAGATGGAGATATGAATCCAGGTAAAGTGCCTATTCAAGAAATATCAACTGGTTCAGGCGGTGGAAAAATGCAGAGCCTTATAGGTAACTATAATTACTACATGCAAATGATCCGTGATGTAACAGGGCTTAACGAAGCTAGAGATGGAAGTACTCCAGATTCTAGGGCGTTGGTTGGTGTTCAAAAAATAGCTGCAGCTAATTCCAATGTAGCTACAAGACATATATTAGATGGTAGTTTGTTTTTAACTGCTGATTTGTGCGAAGGTTTATCTTTAAGAATTTCAGATATAATAGAATACTCCCCGACTAAAGAAGCTTTTATCCACAAGATAGGTAATCAAAATGTTGCTGTATTAGAAGAGATGAAAAATCTCCACTTATACGACTTTGGTATTTTTATAGAGTTGCAACCAGATGAAGAGCAAAAAGCTGTATTGGAAAACAATATTCAAGCAGCTGTTCAAAGCGGTCTTATTGATTTATCTGACGCGATTGATCTTAGGGAAATTAAGAACTTAAAGTTAGCTAATCAATTACTAAAGATAAGAAGAGTAGAGAAACAAAAGCGAGACCAACAAATTCAACAGCAAAATATACAAGCTCAAGCAGACGCGAACGCTCAAGCTCAACAAGTAGCTGCTCAAGCAGAGGTACAAAAAAACCAAGCTCTTACACAGCAAAAGATAGAATTAGAAAACGTTAAAGCCGGTATTGCTGATCAAAAACTAATGAAAGAAGCTACATTAAAGAAAGAGCTTATGCAATTAGAATTTGAAATGAATATGCAATTGAAAGGTATAGAAGTTAACAATCGTAAAACAGAAGTAAGCGATAAAGAAGACCGAAAGGACGAAAGAACTAAACTACAAGCAACACAACAAAGCGAATTAATAAATCAAAGACAAAACAGTTTACCGCCTAAAAACTTCGAATCCTCAGGAAACGACATACTTAGCGGTGATTTCAGCTTAGGTTCTTTCGACCCTAAGTAATAATAATAGTAACAATTATATAATATTTTATCATGGAAGAACAATTAGAACAAGCTAACCCTGAAGTGGAAGTAGCTAAAGCAGAGGATACTAATCCTATGTCATTCGAAGATGGTGTTATTAAAGTTAATTTAAATGACCTTAATAAACCTCAAGAAGAAAGTGTTCCAGAAGCACAACCAGAACCAGAAGCGATTGTAAATGAAACAGTTGAAACTGAAGAGGCAGCTGAAGCACCAGAAGCTCCAGTTCAAGAATCACAGCAAGAACCGGAATCTTATATTGAAGAAATAACAGATGAAGAAGTTCAAGAAGTCACTGAAGAATTAGAAGAGCAAGTAGAACAAGCGTTAGTTGAAGCTGAGGCTGGTATAGAATTACCTGAGAATATACAAAAGGTAGTTGAGTTTATGAACGAGACAGGTGGAAGCTTGGAAGATTACGTAAAACTAAATACAGATTACTCTTCTTTAAACGAAGATCAATTACTTAGAGAATACTACGAAAGCACAAGACCTCATTTAGATAAAGAAGATATTGATTTCTTAATGGAAGATAACTTTGATTTTGACGAGGATATAGATGAAGAAAGAGATATACGTAGAAAGAAAATAAGTAAAAGAGAAGAGCTTTCAAAAGCTAAAAATCACCTAGATGGATTAAAGACTAGGTATTACGACGAAATAAAAGCTGGGTCTAAATTAAATCCAGAACAAGCAAAAGCGGTAGAATTCTTCAACCGTTATACACAAGAAAATGAAGAAGCAACTAAAATAGCTGAAAGTCAGGTATCTACATTTAAGAACAAAACAGAAAGTCTGTTTTCTAATGATTTCAAAGGTTTTGATTTCAACGTTGGAGAAAAGAAATTTCGTTTTAAAGTAAACAATGTAGATCAAGTAAAAGACACCCAAAGCGACATCAATAATTTGGTCAAGAAGTTCTTGAACGATAAAAATGAAATGAATGACGCCGCGGGTTATCACAAGTCTTTATTTACAGCTATGAATGCAGACAAGATTGCAAATCACTTTTATGAGCAAGGAAAATCCGATGCCATGAAATCAAGCATGCAAAAGGCAAAAAATATTGACATGAATCCTCGAGGAGCCCATGAAAATGTTAAACCGCCTAATGGATGGACCGTGAAGTCAATTAAGTCTGGTAGTTCTTCTAAATTTGGAATAAAAACTAGAAAATAAAACTTAAAAATTTAAAATTATGGCATTCACAGGAAGTGCAGGAGCATTAGCACATTTGACTCCAAGACCAACACAAACATTATTTAACGACAACTATCTCTCTTTAGCAGAGATGAACTTTACACAACAGTTCTTACCAGAAGTATATGAGAAAGAAGTAGAAAGATACGGAAACCGTACTATCTCTGGATTCTTACGTATGGTAGGTGCTGAAATGCCTATGGCGTCTGATCAAGTAGTTTGGTCTGAGCAAGGTAGATTACACATTGCTTATGATGACGTAACCGTTGTAAGTGCAACTTCTATTACTATCCCAGCAGCATCAGGTGCTTCAAAAAACCTTATCGGAGCAGGCGCTACTATTGTAATAGCTAACGCAGCAGGAACAACTGTTGAAAAAGCATATGTAAAAGCCGTAGCTACAGCTGGAAGTGGAGTTGCTACTCTTACTATCGCTGGTTACGCAGGAGCTATTACTGTTACTGGAACTGGTAACGTAAAAGTATTTGTATACGGATCTGAGTACGCAAAAGGAACTAGTAACGCTGGAACTTCAGTAGATGCTGCTTTTGAGCAATTTAGCAACCAACCAATTATACTTAGAGATAAGTATAACGTTAGCGGTTCTGATACTGCTCAAATTGGATGGGTTGAAGTAACTACTGAAGCTGGAACTTCTGGATACTTATGGTACTTAAAATCTGAGCACGAAGCTAGAATTCGTTTTGAAGACCAATTAGAAATGTCTATGATTGAAGCTGAAAAATCAGCAGCAGGTATTACTGTAGAAACTGCTAACAACTTCGGTGGAGGAACTACATTAAAAGGTTCTGACGGTTTATTCGCAGCTCTTGAAAATAGAGGTCTTGTTTACGCTTCAGCATCTTTCGCTGGACCAGACGGATTATCAGACTTTGATACTATCTTACAAGAGCTTGACAAGCAAGGAGCTATTGAAGAAAACATGATGTTTTTAGATAGAGCTTCTTCTTTAGCTATCGACAACATGCTAGCTGCTCAAAACTCTTACGGAGCTAATGGAACATCTTACGGTGTATTTAACAACTCTGAAGATATAGCTTTAAACTTAGGTTTCTCAGGATTCCGAAGAGGTTCTTATGACTTCTACAAAACTGACTGGAAATACTTAAACGATTCTACTACTCGTGGATTAGTTGGAGATATTGAAGGTGTTATTGTACCAGCTGGAACTTCTACAGTTTATGACCAACAATTAGGTAAAAACATTTCAAGACCATTCTTACACGTACGTTATAGAGCTTCTGAAGCAGACGATAGAAAAATGAAATCTTGGATTACTGGATCTGTTGGTGGAAACTATACAAGTGACGAAGATGCAATGAATGTACACTTCTTATCTGAAAGATGTTTATGTGTACAAGGTGCTAACAACTTTGTATTATTGAAAAAAGCATAGAGCTAAATTAATGTAATTTTTGCCCTTGTTGAATCTACGAGGGCAATTATTACTCTTATTAAACTATTAAATTATATTATATCATGGCTAAACAAGCTACAGCTAAAAAAGTTGAGGTTGCTCCTCAGCAAGTAGTTAAACCTACTGTAAAAACACCTACTAAACCAGTATTTGAATTTAAAGACAGAACGTATTATATAGCTACAGGTAAATCTCCTTTAGTTTACGCTCTTAATTCAAGACATTCTTCAAGAAAACCTTTATTGTATTTTGACAAAGAATCTGGTTACCAAAGAGAATTAAGGTATGCTACTAATCAAAGATCTCCATTTACAGACGAACAAAAAGGAGAAAGTACTTTAGGTAGAATTGTTTTTAGAAACGGTACATTAACAGTAAAAAAAGAAGATGTTAATCTTCAGAAACTATTATCCTTATATCATCCGTTAAAAGATAAGATATATAAAGAGCTTGATAAAGAAGCTGAATCTGTTAATGAATTAGATTGGATTGAATTAGAATTAGAAGCTCTTACGGCTGCTAAAAACATTGAAGTAGATCATGCTGAAGCTATCTTAAGATCAGAATTTGGAGAAGAAGTTACAAGACTATCTTCTAGTGAATTAAAAAGAGACTTAATGATATTTGCAAAAAGAAATCCTGTTTTATTTTTGGATTTAGCTAATGACGATCATATTCAATTAAGAAACACAGGAGCAAAAGCTGTTGAAGCTGGAATCCTGAATCTATCTGCTGATCAACGTACATTTACTTACGGCGCCGGTGGTAGAAAATTAATGACAGTACCTTTTGATGAACATCCTTATTCAGCATTAGCGGCTTACTTTAAGACCGATGATGGAATGGAAGTTTACAAAGCAATTTTAAAAAGACTTTAATAGAGTCACTATATAGTAGTTAGGCTGCTTTAATAGTGGCCTAATTATTATAAATAAATAAAAAAATAAATTATGGCTGTAAGCGTAGATGCTGTTTATCAGAAAGTATTAGCAATACTAAATAAAGAACAAAGAGGCTATGTAACTCCTCAAGAGTTTAACCTATTTGCTAATCAAGCACAAAGTGATCTTTTTGAGCAATACTTTTATGACATAAATCAATTTGGTAGAGTACCTGGAAACAGTACGGAGTATTCAGACATGTTAACTCTACTTAATGAAAAAATAAATATTTTTGAAAATATAGCAGAACCTACTAGGTCTGGATTATATTTTATACCCCCTAGTGATTTATATAGGCTAGGCTCAGTGGTTTACAAAAATACAACAACCGATTCTTTCGGTACTTCTTCAACAGAAAGCGTCGAAGCAGAACGTATAAATGCAAATGAATTTTTGTATATAAACGCATCGCCTTTGACTAAACCAAAAAACGTTAGACCTGTATTTGTATCTAATTCAAGCGGGATTAGAATTTATGGAAATTCAGAGATTACCGATATTACTAAAGTAGAGTTACAATATATAAAGAAACCAGCTAAAGTTGAATGGAACTATCAAATGGTATTTGGAGAAGCCTTATATGATTCAGCAGCGTCAGTAAACTTTGAGTTGCATGTAGCAGAAGAAGTAGAACTCGTTGTTAAAATACTAGAATTATGTGGCTTATTAATAAAAGACATTAGTTTGTATCAAGTAATGAACCAAGAAGAACAAGAGACTATTCAACAAGAAAAAGCATAATATATGGGTTTAATAAATAAAACAGACGAACAATATTACTTAGGTCCAGACGGTGTTTGGGATAGCGGGGATGAGGATTACGGCAGTTACCAATTTACTAGTATAAAAGATATTATAAACAACTTCATAATATCTTACACAGGCGAAGATAAAATTATAAGTAAAGTAAAAAGATCCGATGTAGCTTTCCACGCTCAACGAGGTATCCAAGAATTTAGTTTTGATATTTTACCTTCTATTAAATCACAAGAAATAGAAATAGGTGCTCGTTTAAATTTTGTATTACCTAAAGATTATGTAAACTACGTAAAGTTTACTTGGACAGATGGGAACGGTATAGAAAGAGTTATATATCCAACCAGTAAAACTAGCAATCCATCTGGTATTGTACAAGATGAAGCTGCTCAATATCTTTTTGACGAACCGTCTAACGAAATTATTTTATCCGAAAACTCACGTACTTTAGACAAATTTCAATCAGATAAGTCTAGCGGTAGAGGAAGCTTGGATAACATAGACAACTTGGATTCGCTTTCTTCAAATCGTTTTGGTAGAAGATATGGGTTAACACCGGAGAATGCTCAGTCAAATGGAGTGTTTTTTATAGACAAACTAAAAGGAGTTGCGTTTTTTGATTCTTCTTTTGTAGGTAGGCTTGTTACACTTAAATATATTTCAGACGGACTTGGAACAGATGAAGAAATGACTGTTCACAAATTCGCAGAAGAAGCATTGTATAAATATATTGCTTATGCTATTTTATCCACTAGATCAAATACGCCTGAATATATAGTATCAAGACTTAAAAAAGAAAGAGCAGCAGCAAAAAGAAATTCAAAACTAAGATTAGCTAATATTAAGATAGAGGAAATTGCGCAAGTAATGCGAAATAAATCTAAGATCATAAAACACTAGCATATGCCAGAGATTGTACACACGTTTACCGGAGGTAAAATGAACAAAGACCTTGATGAAAGGTTAGTTCCCAACGGCTTATATAGAGACGCTTTGAACATCAACGTATCTGTTTCTGAAGGTAGTGATTCAGGTGCTGTAGAAAACATAAAAGGTAATTTAGAGTTAAAAAATAAAGCTTTAAATGCTTCTACTAATGTATATACAGAGTGGAGCTCAGACTATATAAACAATGCTTTAACAAATCCTGTTTGTATTGGATCTATAGCAGATAGTGTTAATGAAAAAATATACTGGTTTATAGCTTCTGACAATATTAGTGCTATCGCATCGTATGATAAAAGTACAGATATAGTTACGCCTATATTAGTAGATAGTCAGAACATATTAAAGTTTTCTAAAGATTATTTGATTACAGGTATAAATATAATAGAAGATTTACTTTTTTGGACAGACAACAAAGAAGAACCTAAAAAAATAAACTTAAAAGAATGGCAAGATTCTACA